AATCTACCGAAGTAGCCATGAGCTGCAACGATGTTGTAAGTCTCCTCGTCTTGACCAAATTTATAACCATAGTTCTGTGACATATCTTCTGTTGTCTCTTTAATGATTGAGGAAGTAACAAGACTTCCGTGCATAGCAGAGAAAAGAGATCCACCGAATACCCCAGCAACACCGAGCATGTGGAACGGATGCATAAGAATATTGTGTTCTGCTTGGAATACGAACATGAAGTTAAAAGTACCAGAAATACCAAGAGGCATACCATCACTAAAACTCCCTTGTCCGAAAGGGTACACGAGAAAAACCGCTAGTGCCGCTGACAATGGAGCTGTATAAGCTACGAAGATCCAAGGTCTCATGCCGAGGCGGTAAGAAAGTTCCCACTGTCTACCAGCATATGCAGCAACTCCAATAAGAAAATGAAATATAACTAACTGATATGGTCCGCCGTTGTACAACCATTCGTCCAAGGTTGCGGCTTCCCAGATGGGATAAAAATGTAGTCCGATTGCATTAGAGGAGGGGACGACTGCTCCTGATATTATGTTGTTTCCATAGATTAAGGAACCGGAAACTGGTTCACGTATGCCATCGATGTCCACTGGAGGAGCAGCGATAAAGGCGAGAATAAAACAGGTGGTAGCAGCTAGTAAGCAAGGTATCATTAGCACTCCAAACCAACCAACATATATGCGGTTGTCTGTGCTAGTTACCCAGTTACAAAACTTTTCCCAATTGGTTGTAGTGTCTCTTTGTACTGAGATTGCAGCCATGTGATTAATGTAAATGAATGTTGTCGCATTCCTCTTCTACTTTTGAGAGGAAATAATTGATGAGGTCCATCTTATTCTTAAGAGGGAGATCCTCATCGAGTATCACTTTGTATCTTGCTTCAAGAAAATCGAAGCAACTCATCTTCCATTTGTATGGATTAGAAGATGCCGGGTATGATCTGACCTGTGGTGACATAAGCACCGACAGCTGCAACAAAACCAAGCATTGCAGCCCAGCCGTTAAAGCGTTCCGCTTCATGTGTCATAAAAGGATTTGTGTTGTGGTGTGACATAGGAATAATTCGTACTGGTGGTTCGTAAGGGTATTCGTTTTCGAGTAATGTATCTAGATCTTTTGTTTTCATGGTTTATATTCTGGACCTACTCCAGCCTGAACGCATTTGCCTTTCTTGCTGTCCCACCTAAAACCAGATGGGCACTGACTAGCAGTTTTACGTTGAGGTGTTTTCCTAACTTGTTTAGGTTCTCTAAGTGTTGTATATTCCATTAAAAATTTCCTTTAAATGCTTCCTGAATTGCCTTATTCCTGACATCAACAGCTCTTACATATTTAGATGTAGGCGAAACATTTTCTTTTTTTGTTATTCTTTTTTTAATTTTTTCTATTATTTTTTTAGACATAATTAAAATTGGAGATCAGATCTGTCTAGCTTTGCTATAACAGCCTGTCTATATGCAGGGTCTTTGTCATAACGAGGATCACCCATAGCTTCTACAAGTTGAGCCTGCGATTGATAAACATCAGTATTAGTTTTAGAAGGCTTGCCTTGTAGCATGCGTCCTTCGTAGCCATTATCATTTTGATACTGAGCTACTAATCCATTAACTGCTAATTGAATAGAACCTTTATTTCCTGTGTTGACTAGATCATCAAAAGAATCTATTGCATCTTGAGATAAAGTTTTACCAGCCCAGTCCATTAAAGATTTGTATTGCTCTACTCCTCCTACTGATTTTGTAATTGAATCAATATCAGTTTGGTTAAGATCAGCATTCATACCAAATTCTTTTGCACGACCCTGTAAATAAGCATCAACTACAACTTTAGATAATCCAGCTCCAGTTAATTGGTCATGCATTTCTTGTGGTATTGACCCACCATTTTTCCAAAATGTTTCACAAATTGGATAAGGGTCTACTCCTTTTTCTTTAAATAAATCACCAATAGTACTACCGTAATCTTGGTTAACTGCTTCGTAATTTACTGAGCCATCTTCACTATAACGATCTACTTCATCAGAAAATTCTGGTTTAGTGTCTTCGTCCTTAGCTTCTACTTCTTGGTTTTCGTTCCCTTGCCCTTCTTCTTGTGATACGCCATCGTTATCTCCTAATTTTTTTTGAAGTTCTACGTATGCCTGTTCTAATTCTTCAGCATTCTTATATTTGCCAGCAAGTAATTCGCCTTGCTGTTCAGCTAACTGTTCGCCAACCTGTAAGGAATCTTGCTCTTCAGCAGTCAAGCCTTCTTGTTGGGGAGTGTCATTTACTGTTAAAGTTTCTGCCATTATTCTTCCATAGGTGGTTGTTCTTCAGGTGCTTCTTCAGGTCCTCCCATCATGTCTGGGTTCTTACTAGGGTCCATCATTGGAGAGTTCATAAGTTGACCAGTCTGTTTGGTTAGTTCCTGTTGTTGCATCATTTGTTGTTGTTGCTGCATCTCTTGTTGTAGCTGTTCCTTACTCTTAATTAGATTAAGTACATCTATTCCTTGAGCTGCTGCTAGACGTTTTATATATTCAGCTGGATCTACATGTTTCATAGTTGCCTCTGGTCCAATAGTTTGAGCCAAAGTAGTTATGAATTGAGTCAGTGATTCTCTATCTTGTCCTCTACCTAAAGCATTAACTCCAGCTACTATCTGAGGTCTAACTAAATCTTTAGGAATTTTAGGAATCTGTCCATTCCTTTGCAGTATGTGTAGTGTTCGATTTAAATATGGTATGAGGAACTCTACAGTTAACAAGCTGAAAAGTCCGCCGAGCTGTTGTTCAAGCTCTAGCTGAGTGAGGCGTACCTCCTCTGCTGTAGTCCTTTCACTTTGTCTGATCTGTAAAACAAGAAATGCTTCATTGATTCTTCTTTCTAAAGTAGAAATCATTTCAGCTGCTGTTCTAAAATCAGCAGTTTTCCCAACTTGTACAACCTGTACGTCTTCTGCTCGACCCTGTACAATCGCTCCATTCCCTGCCTGGGCTAGGGTTTTGGGCTTTGTTGTTGAGGATGGTGAGACTAAGAATACGACCTTGGCTGCTGCTGAACTACCTTCTGTTAATGCCTGAGATAAACCTTCTAAAGATTTAAGATCTCCTAAGAACTCTTCTACTCTGCCACGTCCATAGTCTTCTCCATCTACTGTGTTGAATCTAAGGACTAGCCAAGGGTTAGCGTTTTTTGGTGCACTACTTCTAGAGCCAGAAATTATTTTATCGAATACTTCTTGATGCCATATCCATCTACCATTTTCTAAACGAACATAAGTAAATACTTCGACATCATTATCATCAGACTTGTCTTCGTCTATACCTGTATTAGGTTGTATTGGTTCTTCTAAGTCTGCGTTGAGAACCTGACGAGATATTAGTTCCTTTGTGACAATCTCGATGATGTTCCCGTTTCCGTCTCTGTTAACAACGAAACGGTTAAGGGGATAATGCTTGAGACCATCTTTGCCCATAAATATTAATGCATTTCCAGATACAATTAAGTGTTTTAAAGCTTGGTTAACTACTACTCTGTCAGTAGAAGCATTGACGTAATCCATTACCATCCTTTCCATTTTGGCAAAGGATAAATCCATCTCACTTCTTACTTCAGCTGGTAGGTCTACACCTAACTTGTCATCTCTTATTTGTAATTTGAAAAATGTGGTTTGCGGAGGTAGAAGTGCTAGGCCGAGCTTTGCACTGAGATTTACAACCGCTTTGGCTCCAATGCTTTGCCAAGGGGTATGTAACCTCTTGTGATTGGGACCACTCATGTCATCTTTAATTAGATAGGGCAACGTAATTTCACTACAATCAACTGCTGTGTCAAGGAACTGTGAACGACTAGAGGACAGTCGATTGTATCTTTGTCGCGCTACTATCATGGACCTACTACACCTGTTGGTGAGGCATCAGAGGTCACACCAGTATTAATTCCAGGTAGAGCACCTAATTGTCCTGTACCTTTCTTAACTGTTTGTTTATCTCTTTTCTGTTTAGCGTTTTGCTTAACTTCTATACTTTCTGGTTTTATCATTTCATCATCACCAGCTCCAGAAGCTTGCTGATTAGGTGCTTGAGTTGATGGTGGTGGTGTTTGCGTTCTTGCCATAGGTTGACTTTGTTGTCTGTTCCTATTACCTCCAAGAATGCCGAGTTGCGAAGCAACTGTTGCAGCTGTACCCACTGCTCCTAAGATTGGAGCAAGGGCAGCTATTGGTGCACACATTAGATTTCGTCCTCCATTATGGATTTTATATATTCAATAACGCTGGCTTGTCCAGCTCTGTACATGATGGTCTGTACATCTTCCTTCGGATGGATAGGTTTCCATCCAAAGTTTTCCTCAAGATCAGTAAGCAACTTGTCCAACCTTTCGTTGTGAAGCTTAAGAGTATTGAGGGAGATTTGTGTTTGCATGTTCAAAGAAAGCTGGCATACGTGCAGCTTTGGTGGCTTTAAATTCTGGTGCTTTGCCTTCGTACATAAGTCGATCACTAGCATCAAGCCAAAATTTTTTGCTTAAATATTGATCGTCATGTATCTGATTTAACGGTTGCATGATCCAGTTAATTGTTGCCTTCCTTAGTTTGTCTAAAGAAGGGCTTGGTGTAAGACCTAGCTCTGCACATACCAAACTATTTGTTGCTACGTGTATCTGCTCGTCTCTTGATATATCTGCACTGACAGTTCTCAATCCAGCATCACCATTAAAACGGAAGAAAGGCAGTATTACAAAAAAGATTGCTCTTTCAATTACTAATGCTTTCAATATTGTGTGATCTGGATGTTCTATCCATGCATCTCTTAGGCGTAATGCCTCGGCTTCGGCTTGATCATCTACGCCTAATGCGTTAGCGATATATCCAAGTGCTAAATCATGGTTGTCTTCATCTTTTATGTTTGATTCCAAAAGCTCTCTACTTTTCTGAGGAATCTCAGAGAGTGAATCAGATACAAACGCGCCAACTGGACATTCCATGTTGCGTACAGCGAGAGCACGGTACACCGTTTCTTCTGCGCCATATTTAACTCTTCCTTTAGTAGTTTGGACCGGTGTCCATTTCCTTTTTCTATTTAATAATTTTTCGTAGGGGTTCATTGTTGACAGTCGCAATTAATCTCTTCAGTTTTATTGCTCATTAAGTCTGCCAAGTAATCGTCAACTTCTGACTGATCTAATGCAGCGTATGCATCAGACTTATCTTGAGTGTCGCCCATTACTTGTAAAGAATAATAGAGCGAAGTCTGTGGACTTATAAGCCACTCTTCGATAAATGCTTCATCGTAAGTCACCATATCACTCCAAGAATTGAAGCTATAGCCATGAAGCAAACCAGTTCTATCTAGCATGATCATTATTTGATCAGCTACTTTTTTATAAGCATCCCATCCAACCTCGGATGCGATCTCAACTTTGTCGCCATATTGTACTTGTTCTACCCCAAATTCACCTGAATCCCTGTCAACAGTTCTTGCTATAGGTGGTGCGATCTCAGGAGTTGCTGTGTAGCCATAGAGATCTCTACTTCTATATGAACAACTGGCTGTTGGAGCTATGGCAAATGCTCTAACCATGTTGTTCTCTCTTGCTATGTTAGCTGCTTTTTGTATGCCGAGAAAGAACTCACGGGCAGCTAATCCCGCGTAGCCTTCGTAAGGTTGAGCATCATTAGTTGCTTCAAGAGCCTTACCAAACTCGGCATAGGTTATGTTGTTGTTGGCGAGGAAGTTGGATAGACCGAGCAGTCCGAATCCGACTTGCCTATCGATATCTGGCGTAAGATACTCTCCAGATTCTCCAATCCCTGTCCTACCGTGGAGTTCACACAGGCTGGACATACCAACACTGAAACCCTCTTGTAAGTCGCCGATGCGACAGGCAGCGAGATTGAGGTGTTGTAACAAGCACGTTCCGCGTGAGGGCAAGTAAACCTCAAGACAGACGTTGGAGTAGATTCTCTTTCCTTCATTGTCATATTTTATTTTGTTGAGCCAAATGTCTCCTCTTGCAATGCCTCCAAGTATTGCTTCCTTTGTTGTAGCTGTTGAATCACGCCACTGTTCTGGGGTGAGGTCAACACATCGTTTAACCCATGGGAGTTCTTGTCTTTTGACTTGCAAGAAGTCAATAATATCGGGGTGGTTAATATCAAGATGCAGAACGCACGCGCCATTGCGGTACGTCCCACCACGTCTAAGTATTTCATTTAATGTTGAGTAGAATTTTGCGAATGAGACGGGTCCTGACGCAACGAGAGTATCAGGTCCCTTATTTGTTTCTGTTCCAGCGGGTCTAAGTTTCGACAGGTGAACTGCAACTCCCGCTCCAAATCGCAGAGCATGGCTGACAAAACGCCAGCTGCTTTCGATTCCATTTGGTCCCTCCATTGAGTCTTCGACTACGAAGATTGTGCAACTTACGGGTAGACGGGAGTTAGGGTTGTCGATCCATTGCTGAACTCTCCCTGTTCTCGCAATCATGTTTGGTTCGGTATTCGATTTCATTAGTTAAGTAGTGGACAGCTTTTTTTAAGTCTTCTATGTGGTTGTCTTTATATCCGGCTCTGCATGTATATTTGATTACGTTTCCGAGGTGAAATCCGAGTCCTTGGTCTCTAATAAAATCCCAAACATCGATAGAACCTCGTCTGTAGTAGTGAGGTCCGTGGTCGTTGGTGGTTTCGGCCATTTATCTATAAGGTTTTTAATACAATTTGATAGAACAAATGCTTGTTCTTGAAGAGCAATCATCACAGTGATAATGTCTTCTTTTCTTGTTTTTGGTTGTGCTAGTAAGATCTCAAGCTGTCGCAGCTTCAAGTCTTGCTCCATCGTCAATTTTGTAATCGGCGGAGGCGGTCCAAAGGATTGGTTTCTTTTTCTCTGAGTCATAATCATCAGTAGTTAATATTCGTGCGAGTCGTGCATTTGTTATTGCATCTTCTTCGGTCATGCCTTTTTCAATAAAAGTTTCTACGACAGCTCGCCATGTATATCCTTTTAATTTAAAAATTTGTTCAGCACGTTTTATACCAATTCCTGGCACACCGCTGTATCCATCAGTGTTGTCGCCTGCCATTGTCTGTACAAGATGCCATCTAGCACCTTCATCAGGTGTAATCTCAACTGTCTCTTTAAAGTCATATAATTTACCAGCTATCTGTCTCATATCTTTGTCGGGTGAGACAATAATATTGTCAGGATATTTTGTGGCGTAAATTCCTAAAGAATCGTCAGCTTCAAGACCATCTTTAATAATTACCTTGTATTTTTTCTTAAGTTCATTTATGCACCTTTTAAAACCACATGGCTTTTTTCTATTTCGATGACCCTTGTATTCCGGTAAAATTTTTTTCCTAAAATTATTAGGACTTGTAAAAAACAGAATCATTTCATCATAAAAAGGAAATTCATCCCTAATTTTCTGAAAATCTCTTTCTACACATTTCATGACTTCACTAAATTGTGAAGTCACTACTATTACATCTTCACCAAAATCAATTTCTGTTTCAGCAGCTGCGCAACATTTATAGACTATGTAGTCACAATCAATTAATAATTTCATAAGTTAATGTACGTCTGCCCATGTTTTTCCGTGCTTTGCATCGGCTGCAATTGGACATCTTAAGTTGTAATATTCTCCAGCTAATATTGCGGATGCTTGCAGTCCGTACCTTGTAGCAATAATGCTTTTAGGTTCGCATTCAAACTGCAATTCATCATGGATGAAAGCTAATTGTTTAGTGTGAATATTGTTTTGTGCAAATAAATCATTTGCTATTGTCATCCAGCGTTTGGCTACTATGCCAGCACCACATTGCAAAAGATAATTCAATCCTTTGTGCGGTGAATCGACCAGCACCCTTCGTCCGTCCAATGCCATGAGCCAACCATTAGCAGCCTTATTTGAAACCGCTGCCAATAATTCGGCGAGTCCATCGATTGCAGAGACGTAAGCTTTTCTAATCTCTTGTCCCTTTTTACGGGCTTCCTTGGATTGTAAAGAGTTATCATAACTCGTTCCTAATTTTTCATTTCCGGCTCCGTACAAAAATGCATAAGTTACAGTTTTGACTTGCCTTCGGGTGATTCCTATTTTGTCAGCGTTAACTTGATGTATATCATCATTCAGTAGTATGTCGGCATATCGACCTCCGTCATACCTCCCAATATAATGGGCGAGTAGTCTCAACTCGATTCCGCTTAAATCTGCTCCAACCATAGTCATACCAGGGGATGCAGTAAATAGTTCTCTAAATTCTTTATCAGCTGGACACTGCGCTAAATTCGGTTTTCTATGAGCACATCTAAATGTGTTAGTTGAAACCGAGCAGTGATGATGTATCCGTTTATTGGCAGTAACAAGCCTGTTCCAAGCGTTCACGCCTTCGGATATCATTCCAAGCTTCTTCTTTATCGTCAAAGATTTGGCACATTGAAGCGAGAAGGGAATATTTATCTCCGTCAATGTAGTCTCGTCTATAATTGGTTTCCCAGTCGTAGTGG